GGGGGAAATTGACCTCGGTAGAAGTAAAGAAATTTGGATAGAACCTAGAGAAAGACAAGTAGTTTCAGCAGATGTTTTAGAGCATGAAAGTTTTAAAGCATTCAAATCCAGCTTCTTAGTGCAAAAACTCACAAAAGAGGTTAAATAACTATGCCATTAGATCTATTCATAGGCACACAAACTGAAGACTTACCCACAATAAGTGTAGGTGGGATTACTGGGGCTTCTATCAACGTAGGGGGTTTAGCTATTCGTTCCGACCGAGGAACAGCAAGTGCTAAGCTCATTACTGATCCTGCGCAATTACTGACAAAATACGGACAATTTAAGTCCAATTTTTACGGGCATTACGCAATTCGCGCATTCTTCCGAAATTTACAAGGTGAGCCAGGTCAACTCTGGGTAGTCCGTGTAACTGCGAGTGATGCCGTTACTGCAAGTATTACTGTAAATAACGCCAGTGCTAACCCAGTGTGGAAATTCTGGGCAGGTCAACGTGGTGAAAAAGATACCGGTGTTTGGGGAAATCAAGTTATGGCAGCAGTTTTTGCTTCCACATCAGGTAAATCCTCATTAGCTGTAGCTACTGCAAATACTGACACAGTATTTTCTTTAGAGTTTCCTATATAAGGAGGCCAGTCTGAAATAAATTCAGGGGCTACATTTGCTTTTTCGAAATTAGTAATTTTTTGGTATCCCATTATTCTACCTCACACGCTTTAAAAACTAGAACATTAAATTTATTATCGAGCATTGAGATTCTATGTTCGATTCTCGCCAATTCATATAGAATTAAGGCTAATATTATTATACCTAAATATTTCATTTCAATCTCCTAATGTACACAGAATAGGGAAGACTTTTATTTGTAGATATTTCAAAATTTTCACCGTATCTACTTTGGAATTTACGTACGAATACTGCCCAGAATGGGCGTCTCGGTATTTGCCAGAATGGTTTACCCTGTCTGTATTTATTTAGCATTCTTTTTTTATAGTAGCGCATAACGGCGAAATAAAATGCACGGACTTTATGCGTAAGTGGAATTCTGGCCCCATTTTCTATTACATCGAGTAGTGATTTAATAGTTAAATGCTTTCTATTTTTATTGAAGGGAGAGGGTGCGGAATCTTCAGAATGTAATGTCTTGTCTAAATAAAACCCTACCCGAAATCCTGTGCCCGTAAATAGAATATACATATATCTTCCAATATGTACTTTTGTATTTTTAGTAACTTTCGCTTTAATAGAATCCCCACGAAGGAATGCGAGTGTAGGTAATTTTTTATGTGTTTTCCACATTGCACCTGTGTAATACAATGGGACATCATTTTTAGGCTGTTGTACAATCTTACTAAATGGGGATCTAGGTTTTATTTTTAGTAGTTTACCTTCGATAAACATTCGTAATTCTTCTGCGAAGCGAATTGCTAATTTACGAGATTCTTCTAATTTTCTAGTCTCTTCAGCTTCTTTAAAATCTTTTTTTGCTTTAGATTTAATATCCCGTAAACTTTTCTGTACGCTTGTTTGTTTCGCTTTGTTCGGCGTAGTCTTTTTCATCTTTCTCCTCCTTCACTTTTTTATTAAAAGGAGTTTCAACTTTTTGTGTCTTCCCATGACTATATTTAGCTACCATACCAATCAAGGCTCTCTCAACTCTCTCAATACCGATTACTTGAAAACTGACACTCATCGTCTACTCGGTCCTCTAGGCTTAGGTCTTTTAGGAACTTTAGGCTTGGCATTGTGTGGCGTATTTCTATTAGCCCCGCCTACACCTCGACGTTGTTGAATTTTTCCCATAGCAGAAATTCGCATCTTCTGCGATTGTCTCACTTTTTTAGCAGGATTAGGCGCAGAAGCTCCCTTTGGTTGACTACGGTTTTGTCTCACTATACCGTCAAAAGGATTACGGTGATTACTTATAACTGTGCCCCAACTCATCTTTTCTTTTTCCCTACGCCAATAGTCCCTGCCATATTCGCAAGTGCTTTGTTCACATAACCTTTTCCACCACTTTTGTTGGCTTGAAATCCAGTTTGTCCGTAAGCTACTTGATATCTATCACCACTTGTTTTACGGCGTTGCCCTGATTTAAGTACAGCCCTTTTACTGTCTCTACTATAAGATTTACTCTCTTTAAGTAACCGGTCTACTTCAGCTTGATTTCCTGATTTTCGTGCTTCTTTTATACCTTTTCTATAATCTTGTATAGTCTTCTGATGCGCTCCACCTTTGTTAATAGTTTTATCTCGTATGTCTAGTCGTTCTTGTTGCGCCTGATAGTGTGCTTGTTTTTTGGGATCGTTGTATCTTTCAGTGGCACCTTTAGGCAGAAATCCAGCTTTTTCCCCATATTTTAGAGTTCCTTGTTGTGCGTTATGCGCTATAGTTCCGGCAAAATCGCCTAATTTAGCATGAGCTTTGTCCAGCATTCCCCCACTGGCTTTATTCAATTTATGAATCCCACCTTCGATAACATGACGTAGTGGATCTCTGAGTAATCGAGCTACCCCAGTACTAACCATTCCAGCTAATGCACCACCTCCCATTGCTTTGCTGATTAATTTAGCCAATGGTTTTTCCGCATATTGACGGCTAAAACTTTTGTGAAATGTACCTATGGCTGCGTCTATTTTTTCTTTAGCGTATTTTTTCGTATCCATACTCGCAAACTTTTGAAGTTTTCTTTTTGAGTCTAGATCGGCTATTTCGGCTACAGTTCCTTCTGGCTTCGCTATTACAGCTTTACGTTTACTCTCATCTGTGTAGTTTGCGGGGTTAGCTACGTTTTTTGGTTTAGGTGGTGGTTGTGGCTTGGCTTTATTTTTTTTGGGCTTTGCTTGCTTATTTTTTTGTTTAGGCTGTGCTTGTTGATTGTTCTGCCCTTGATTTTTCTTTTTCTTCTTAGCCATAGCGGAGAACAATAGGGGAGAAGTCTCCCCTGTCAATCGAAATTAGGTTAGCATTTTTTTGGTTTTTTCTTCTTTGATGCTTTCATTTCTTACCTTTTCTCATCATCGTCATTTTTTTCTGCATCACAACAGGCATTTTCTTCTTCATCGGTTTTCCAGACTTCTTCGTCATATCATCCGGATCCATTTTCTTATTTTCTTTATGGAGTTCCCATTTTTCTTCTTTCATTTCTAATTATACCCGTACTTTAATTTTCTAGCTGTTTTTAACATTTTAGCTCTAGCGTTTCTAATAGTGGAGGTTACAGGTTTAACAACCTTTCCACCTGCTGCGTAAGCTTTAATAGCACTACGTCTATCAGCTCGTAATTCTTTTTTACTCCCTTTAACACCGTAAACAGATTGGTCATTTTTTAGATTTTTAACAGCCGATCTTAGATTTTTTTTACTTTGTTTTCTTCCCTTATTAGCAGCTTCTGCTAGTTTACCACCTGCTTTACGAGTTCCTAAAAATGGTTTATTTATAGCCTTATTTCTCTGAATTACATTTTTTATGTTCATTGTTTACCCCCCCCCCTTAAAGGAGATTTACCGTTTAGCCATCATTTGTGCTTGTTTTTTCTTTTCATTTCGTCTTTTCATAGCGGCTGCCCCTGCACCTAAAGCACCTACCCCACCTACCCCTAGAACAGCTAATCCAACTTTTCCTTTGTTTCTACCTACATATCTTTTTGTTTTTAGCCCAAGTGCTTTAGCTGATCTTTTCGTGCTATCAATAAATCCCATGTTCTTTTTCATTTGCTTATTTTCTTTACCTGTAGGTCGTTTCGGCCCGTAAGCTGGTCCTGGAGGAACAGTCATGTTTTTACCTTTCATTTTAGCACGGTCACGTTTAAGCATTACCGCTTTTGTGTGACGAGAATCGATTTCTGCTTTGCTTCTTTGTCTATTCATTCCTCTTTTTTGGCTAGCTGTAGGGCGAGCTGGCCCGTAAGAAACAGGAGTGCTCATAGATTTACTTTGTGGAGGACCACTTTGTTTTTTTGGTTGTTTAGGTTTACTCATTTAGTTACTTCTCCGTTTATTTTTAGTATTCAATTTTGTTTTACCTACAGGTTTTACTTTATCTGTAGTTCCATTTTTTCGATTATCATTTTTCCGTTTAATAACTGCGGCTGTACCCAATGTGGCTGCTCCTAAAGCTATTTTACCTCTATGTCTTTTAGCGTATGAACCTACGACTTTTTTCTTAGTATTGAAGGTGTGAATAGTTTTATCTTTAATAACCCTATCACTGATTTCTGTGTTAAACATATTACGCTTAACACGAGCAGCATCTTTACTTGAAAGTCCTTGCGATTTTAGACTATTTATAGTATTTCTATTTAGAGCAGCTTTACCTTTTCTACCTGCGTAGTCTAGTATTAACTCTTTGGCTTTTTTCCTGTTTATCATAATTTCTCCACTGAGTATATCACTGCTGTATGGGTGTCAAGAATTTTAGTATCATAGTCGTGAGATGTAATTCGGTAGCGCTCACCATAGATGTTGAATTGATCTTCAGTGACATTTATACTAACACCTAGCTTCTCAATAGTAAGTCTAGCAATAGTTACATTCGCTGTACCACCACTACGGCGACCTACACCTTTTTCTTCTCGCCCATTCAAATCAATGAGTGCGGGAATTCCTATCTTAGTCTGTCGCCAGTAAGGAGTATCAATAACAGTTGTTACTTCTTTATCGATTTTTCTCTCATTCATAATTCCGCGTTGACTCTGTGTGCCTCTGGTATCTAGTTCCGAAGAGCCTTGACTTACTTTTTTAAGTAGAACAATTGTTCCACCAGTAGCCAATATTACTTCTTCTGTGTTCCGGATTAGCTCGGGAAGGTAATCTTCGTTTTGCGCATGAGCCTGTGCTTGTAGTCTATTAGTTGTGGGGAGTCTAGACATTATTTCTTTCTTAGTCTTTTCAATATTTTAGTAGATCTGGTGTTACTCATTACAGGAACACCTTTCATACTTGCGCCTGCTTCTCTAGCCATTCCAGAAGCCCGTAGTGTTTTCACTTTATGGATTAATGCTTTCTTTCCTGTGCCAGCTTTTTGCCAAGCTTTAGCCTGGTTGACTGCTTTTACGTAAGGCTTGCTTTGCTTTTTCAGATTACTGTGTAGGTCTTTTGAAATTTGACTGGTATCAGCTATTCGACTAACTGCTTTTTCTCTTTGCTTACGTAATCTATGCTTTGCCCCACTAAGCCCACCTGCGTTTATAGTTTTATTTTTACTGATGTGGACACGATTACCATAATCATCAGTTATTGTTTTCACACGTTTAGGTTTACCATTTTGTGCGTTTGTATATTTACGAATATTTTTACTATCTTTCATTTTCGTCTCGCTGGTTTTTGTTCTTTTTCTTTTTTACGTTTGTTGTACATTGCGGCAGCAGTACCACCAACAACAAGTCCACCAGTTAATCCAACAGCAGCTTGCTTCATCTTGATACCATTGTGTTTCTTATCTCGTTTAGCTTCGATATCTGCTTTCCGTTTAATAAGCTGTGCCTTTCTTTTGCTAGGCTCGATAATAGTTTGCCCTTTGTAATTAACGTAACCGACATCATGTACAGATGATTTTTTAATAGCTTTATCAAAATTAGCATTTGTTTTTTTTAGATTGTTATTATACTTGCCTACACGAACATCTATAGGTTTAACTATTTTACGAATTTGTTTCTTTACGCCGTTAAAAAATCCTGTTGTTGCCATATTACTTTTTATTCCCTTTCTTAGTATTTTGTTTAGTATTATTTTCTTTCTTAGGCTTCGGACGCATACTCATTCGTAAAGCTACTGAGCCAACTACTGCACCTGCTGCGTATTTACTACCGTGTTTTGCCCAGTGCGATCTTTCTTTGGGCGGTGAAGACGATTTACTTGACGATATCTCACTTTTTGGAATTGCGCGAATAGTTTCACTACTTCTAGGATTAGGAGTCCTATACGCTTTTTCTACTTCTTTAGCTGCGTGATCAACTTTTCTAACTAGTTCTGCTGAAGCTTTCTCTTTTTTAATCTCTTTTTTTGCGTTACGAACACTTTGTAAAGTCATATTAGAATTTTGTTTTCTCTGATCGAATTTCTGATTTTCTCTTTTTGCTCGTTTTACACTTCTAAGCGAACTTTTAGATTTATTTTTAGACGACCATGCCGATACATTCTTACCTTTCACTTTCAAAAGTGTTCTTAAAGATGCTTTACTCTTTGCGCTTTTTCGCATAACTAGTCCCTCGATGGTTCTTGGAAGAACCTACGTTCCAGTGTTCCTGGTCGTGATTTAATAAATCCATTTCTATAATTACTCCATACCTCAGTTATGCCCTCAAGCGGTGCCGGCATGGTAGTAATCTGCCCTCTATCATTCTGCCCACCAGAATCCCTGCCCAGACGCGCAGCAATTTTTTGATAAGAGTCTTCTAAATCTCTTGCGACTTGACTGTAGTGAGAATGTATTTGTGACTTATCAAGTGTAACCCCAGGAGCCTGGAGTGCGTAATATTTTGCAAAATCATAACTAAGTATATTCGCAAATGCTGCCCTGCAAAGTAGGGTAATAGGTGCAATGTCTTCGTCCTTAACCACTGCGATATTAGACGTACCCTTATACTGTTTCAACGCGAAGCGAATCTGAATCACATATTCTCTATCACTCCATGCAGGGTCTTCGAGATTTGTGTCCCCCATCTGCTTCCTAATGTCGTCAATAACACTTTGGATCTCTTCTGGAGAGATTGGTCCAGAGTCCCCAAATATGTGCTGACTACTATCATCACTTACGTGTGGTTGTGCACCAGCAGCCGATACCCAAAGTATGCGGTACCACTTGTGAAGCCATGCATCACTTGCCTTCATTGTGACAAGAAATTCAGATTTGTGCGCCGCCGGAAAGTTGTCAATAGTTACGTACCCACGATCATAATTGTCACTTTCTTGAAGTTCGATATGATCTATAGGTGTGGAATGCCCTGCATATGTTTCGTATAGTTTAACAGCGACATCGCCAATGTAGAAACGAAGTTCTTTCATTTCTTTTTAGGAGTCCTGTTTAAGTTTTTATGTTTAAGTTTATACTTTTCATAAGTTTTAGGACGTTCGTAACCGGAATTTGCGTATGTTTCCTTTTGTGAGTGATATTTGAATTTTCGGTAATTATCGGGAGTTCTATCATTTAGCCCTTTAGTTGGGTGTAGTCCACCTCTATTACTTGCTGATCTATCATGCCGAGCCATTGTCCTATCATAGAATGTTCTGTTTTTTACGGGAGTATTTTCTTTTAATTGCTTAATCGCATTACGTACAGATGTTTTAGGTTTGTACTTTTTATGCGCTTTAACTCCAGCACTTATAGAACGTTTACGTTTAATTACATTACTAATACTCATGGAATTAATCTATGATATGTAGCCCCAATAAAATTATTCCTAGCGTTTACTCCGAATTGCCCACCGGCTGAAGGAGCAACAACCCCTAGATAAAATCTTACCTGGTCATTTGCTAAAAGTTTGTAGATGAGGCTACCGTGTATTATGTCCCCAGCTTTAAATGAATTAGCTATAATTCTTTCTACTCCACCAGGAAGCACAACTTTGATGTAAGCCTGATCATATGTGCCACTCTCATACTGAAGTGTTATCTGAAAGAAATAACCTGATTCGAATGGAGCCGTGAATGTTCCATTGGATGGATTATGTGCGTTATGACTGTCTTGAATCTCAGTTGTGAACTTCAATAGAACTTCAGTAGTCACACTGGGACCAGCAACACCACCATTAATTCCAGCACTGAGCCAACCCAGATCTGCGGATATTCCTGGCAATCCTTGGATACCTTGGATGCCCTGAATTCCCTGAATCCCTTGTATGCCTTGAGCACCGACAGCCCCAGTCGGACCTTCTTCACCTTGTGGTCCTTGAGCACCTGTAGAGCCTGTTGGGCCAGCTATGCCTTGAGGTCCGGTATCACCTTGATCTCCGGTTAATCCTTGTATGCCTTGCGCACCTGTTGAACCCGTTGGTCCTTGTGGGCCAGTTAAACCAATCGGTCCGGTTAACCCAGTCGGGCCTATTGGTCCAGTCGGACCAGCATTACCTTGTGGTCCGACAGGTCCAGGAATACCTTGTGGTCCTTGTGGTCCAACGGCACCTGTAGCACCAGTTGGTCCAGTAGGTCCTTGACTACCGCTAGGAATTGCTTCCCACACAGCTACACCGGCACCATTAGACCTACATTTGTACATTATCCCAGTTGAGGGATTGTACCACTCTAAACCTACATAATAATCCTCTGTAATATCATCTGTGGCAAGAGGCGCCCTAGACTTGATTACTTGTCTACCGTCTACGATGTCTTGATTCTTACCCAGTGCTGATATTGCCATATGATTACCCGTTAAATTTTTCGAATGCTGATACAGCTACTTGCATTACAGCAGGATCCTCGTTGATGATGTCTAGAGTTAAGAAACTCGCAGTCACAATGAGAAATGCTTTTCCGTTTGCTTGCACAGGTTTGATAACGATACCAGTTGGATCACCATTGAATTTAAGTCTTGCGCTCTTGTTAGGGTTTAAGACTTCAATTTTAAGTAAATCGATACCAGTGAATCCTTCATCATTGGGGACAAAAGTTTTAGTTCCCATTCCACCATTGATGTTAAATACTTGGCGTTCAATCCTGGTTTGCGCAATGAACTCCAATGCTGTAGGGTCAGGCATAACTGCGTTGCCCCCAGCATTAATATATGTGAGTAGAGTTGCGTTAAATTTTACCGTTGTTTGTAATTCTGCCATTTGAGGCTCCTTATAGCACTGCTAAAGCGTTAGCCCGAGCAAGTACTTGTTTTACGAAATTAGGAACACTATAAGTTTGTCCCAACTGAAATCTCCAATAACGAGGGCCTATTTTAAAAGGACCGGGTTTAGTCGGTTTTACCTGAACGAGTTCTTCGCCAGATATTCCCGCTACAACGACTTCACGAACGACTTCTGGTGAAGCCATAGGAGTATTACTAGGAATTGTTTTTCCTAATTCTGACTCCCTTGTTCTCTGCGCAGATGAAGCTTCGGCTGCCGTAATCTCTCCACTTGATTTTAATTTAGGTGGATTCCCGATGATATCTGCAACTGGTTCTGTCGCACCTTCCGGTGCGTTCTCAACTACTACTGGAGTTTCTACTGTTTCTGTATTTTTAGCCATTTCTGTATTCCTTAACTATCTATTTTGATATTCCAGTTACCGGCTGCTGATGCACCGAATGTAACTCTAGTTGTTTCCAAATCTACTTTTACGATAGATGCAACGCCTGCTGCCCCTACAACTGCGTCTACACCAGTTGTAGCATTAACAACTGTGATGCCGCGAATAAAAAGAGGATCTTGGAAATGCTTGATTGTAATTATTTCGGAATTCACAACCGTTACTTCTACGATACGTCTAATTCCTGTTTGTTGAACTCCTTCATTCTCTGGTGCTCTGAGTTGAAGTGTTCCATTTGATGTTGTTGCTGTTTGTGCCATGATATTCCTACCTATGTTCTATTTTTACAGTTAATTTTCCGGCAGTCAGTGGAAATAATTTTATCCAAATTGCTACCTCAGTTTTATCGAGTAAGTCAATGCTACGTCCTACAGTTCCGTTAGGATACCCTGCTTGGCTAGTTCCGGCATTATACATGTTAGAGGTTAATGCCGATTCTGCGATAATGTCCCCAGGATTTAAAATTGATAATCCTACGACAGCAGCATTAGCACCACCCGAAGTAAAAGTAGTGCTAACATCGTATGTCACCTTCACTACTTTTGTATTCGGACGTAATATTCCTATAACTTGTCTGCCTATTTCCCCACCATGCACAGCAATGTCGTAAGTAAACTCAACAATGTGTTTTCCTACGTACGGTGTTGCGGGTACAGGAAAATACTGGGGAACCGCATTACGGTACCCCAATTGAGTTGCCTTAATCGTTGCGAAAGTAGGAGCACTCATTACGAAGTCCTTAGTTCGAGAATGAAATCATTAACGATTCCGGCACCGCATACTGTGTAGTATCCGATATCGATAAATCGCCCAAAATCTTTGAAACCGTCAGTTACAAGTTCCAATGGAATTGTTTCTGCGTAACCTACTGCGCGATCACCGAAGATAACTGCGCTGTAGATGTCGATACCGCCTGAGCCTGCGCCCGGAGTAATTGGCATTTGAGTGGTTTCAATGAAAACAACGCCTTCATAACGACCTACTTCACCAGCATACATATCAGCAGGATTCACGTATTGACGTGCTTCTCTCCAGAAAATGTCATCTCTTAAAGTACGGAGTTGATGTGGGTGAGCCGCACAAATATAGTCACCTTGCCCGTTACGGTACACTGGTGGAATATTTAATGTCTTCAATGTTTCAACAGCATCTTTGATTTCAGTTGTGTTGAAAACACCACCAGCAGTAATCAGAGAGTCCATTGTTTTTCCGGTTGCCCACTGAACGTTAGCTGTGTTCAGATAAATATCGCGGAGATATTCATCGATAACGAGTGCGTAGTCACGACCGAGTTGAAGTGCAGCGTCTTCCATAAGATCTCTGTAAGAAGAGGATGCCGCAAATCTTGTGAATTGAATAGAGTTGGCGAATTCATAGACTCGCAATTCGACAGTTGAAGATGTCATTGTTTGTCTTGGAACAGGGGTCATTTCATCGGGGAGTCTTCCACCTTTAGAAATGTTATTTAATTTAAGAAAACGGATTGTGTTCCCTGGCTCTACACCGAGTTGTGTTTTTTGTTCAACAAAGTTTTTGAAGATAAACATCGGTTGTGCTTGGAGAATTGCTTCTCTTGCATACACGGTAAGAATTTCATTGGGAATTGTAGCTGCCTGTATTGTACCGGCCATAGTTGATTCTCCCTTACGGATTATTTTTTAGGATCTGGAATTGGAATCTCAGGGGAATCTGGAACGGATACTTGTGAACAGCGCTAAAAAGGATTCACTCCGAGCAGTTAGCGCCGTTCGCACACGAATGTAACTGAAGCCACAATCGTGTCAAATAATTTTTATTTCAACTGATATTTCTTCCAGATGTCATCTTTGATGGAAGCCATATCATTCTTTGTTACCTTACGCATATCTTCCCATGATTTAGTAGGAGCACCTGTTAAGTTAGAATTACCGAGCACAGCAGGACTACCTTGGGGCAGATTTGTTTGTTTCAGAATGTCTTCTTTAACTTTCACGTAAAGCTCCTTTTGTAGATTTACTTTTGCTGTGAACGATTCAATGGTGTCGCCTTGTTGAATCTGAGGAAACATGACAGCCGGTAACTCACTCTCAGGAATTTCACTACGAAGTCTTAGCGTAACATTCTGGAGTTTAGTCAGATTGAGTTCGGCTTCCACAGCATCGATTCTTTTCTGTGCTTCCTCACTGACCTTCTGTACTGCTTCTTCGCTTGCTTTCTGATATAGTTCTACTTTTTGAGTAAGATTAAGTTTTGATTCGGCTTCCTCTTTCTCTTTCTTCGCTTTAGCTGCGGCTTCGTCGTCAGCGATTTTACGCGCTGCGGCTTCTGCAATTTCTTTATCGGCTTTCTCTTTTAGAAGTTGCTCTACCTGTTCTTTCACACGACGAGTTTCTTCTTGGGCAGCTTTGCCGGCATCAAGTTGTTGTTGGTTCTGGGTTTTTACAATACCCATTGCTTTTTGAACTTCTTCTTGAATCCTAGCATTTACGATGGATTCGTATTCTTGTGGAAGTTTAGGTGTGTTACCACCCACCGGTACGGATTGTTGGACCACTTGCGTAGCCTGGTTTTGATTTTGATCTGACATTGATTCTCCTTAGTTTCTTTGTGGTAATTGACTTACCACCCTGTTTAGTCGCTGCAAATTTTTTCGCATTTGTTTTTTGATTTATACCTGTTCCGCCTGCACTGGCGGATTTTTTAGTTTTGTTGTTGAAAGTTCCGAAGTTACTTGCGGCTGATTTCATCTCAGTGTCCATTCCTTAGTGTGCGGGTTCTTTACAGAACCTGTTTTGATTGATACCAATACTTCATCCCCATAGTCATCTGTGATTCTTTTGATGGGGTGCTTACGGTTTGCTTGTCTTTGTTCTTTTTTTTGAGCAGTTAGATTTGTTATGGTTTCACTGCCATCTACGTGTTGATCGATAAATATTACTGTCATATTATTCTCCTATTTTGTGAAATCTTTAGATTTTCTTTTACTACTGTGTAATAATTTTGCTATATGTGTAGCATTATTATTACTTTTATTACGCATTTGTGTATCCCGGCTAAACAATGCGTTACTTCGTGCTTGGTGGTATTGTCTTTTTATTTCGTGTGCTTCGTGAAGTTTTCATAAACCCTCTAAAAGTTTACCCATGTTTTTATTCATACTACGTCTATTTCGTAAAGCTTTTAATTTTTCAGGCCGACCTTCATGTGTTCCTTTTTTATTACGATTCATGTGGACATCCATTTTATTACTTAATCTACGGAGATGTTTTTCCCGTAGTTGCTTACGTTTTTGTTGCGCTAATGCACTACGTTCAGCGCTACCACGTCCAGGAAGTTTAGTTTTATTTTCGGAAGGTGATTTATGCGAAGCCGTGTTTCCACCTAGTTTAGAAATTGCTTTGGCTTGGGGCTTACTTAGAACAGGATTACGGAATCCTTCATGTACACCTTTGGGCTGTTTCTTATTGAATCTAACATTTGTCTCTATTCGTTTAAGTCTGGCTTCTTTACTTAGCTTTGGTTTGCGTGTAGGTATCTTTCGGATTGTGTCAGCTAAGTTGCTGTACTTTCGCACCGCTTTTTGTCTTGGTGCAGGGAGTCTGTGATCTCCAGTAGCTGGCAGCTTTGCGCCTTCCCTTACTTTCGATATTCTCTGGTTAAGGCTTGATACGGATTTATGCACGAGATCAGGACGTATTGATTTTATTTGTTTAATGGATGTGAATTTTTTCTTTTTCATTTTGTGAAGTCCTTCGGTTTACGTTTTGTTCCGTGTATGCGTTTAGCGAAACGAGTAGCTTTTTTCGGGTCATTACTACTTCTCCCATCATGGTATATTGCTTTATCTTGGTAGTCAGCTTGTCGTCGCACAGCACTCACAGAATGTCGTCTTCTTTTTATAGCTTCTACAAGATCAGAAGGTCTAGTCGTATTCATTTTACGGTAGTAGTTACCTATATTTATTTTAACTTTGTGTGAACGTAAGCCATCTGTTACGTTATCCCCACCTAACCGAATTGCCCGTTCTTTCCCTCGACTCAGTGTATGTCTTCTACCGCCACTTGCTTTCGTGCTGTAGCGATTACCGTAATCATCGGTAATCATTCTCCCTTTTACACCACTACTTTGCCGTTTAACGAACTTACGAATATTTCTAGTAGCTTGTGTAGTCTTAGCCATCATAGCCCTCCTTGTTTAGCTACTGTAGCGTCAGCAGGTTGCCCTGTAGTTGCCTCAGTTTGTTGTGGGGTGCTTCCAGTATCGCCGCCCTGATCAGATTTAGTATTTCCAGGAATTTGCGCACTTGCGTTATCTACACTCATTTGAGTATACGGGGCTGTCTCCGGTGTAGGTGGCGCACTCATTGCTGCATACATTTGGTCAAGAGAGGCTACGAATTTCTGGTCTTCTACAATTTCTTTCATTTTAGCTTCTGGGTCGGTAACACCTAATCGTTTCATTGCACCACGTACGGATTCTAATTTGTTACGAAGTTCGATATCGATATCCATGAGTTCATACATCCTGTTCTTAGGAATAAGTTCTGTGTATTCAAATTCACATTCGTAGAATGGCTTAGTCCGGACTCCCAATAATTTTATGAACATTTGCTGTAATTTTGGATCCATTGGCAGTGGTTGCCCACTTTGGGGATCAACTTGTGGCTGAAACATCGACATAGTTGTTAATTTCTCGACTAAAGCTGGGTCAGGTGCGTTTAACTGTTCTAATCCGAGTTTATTTCGGTCATTCACGAAACGAAGGCTCATTTCAATAGCGGCTTTCATTCCGGGGTGATAACTCATTTGCTTTCTAGCGGAAAGTTCTATGATAGGTAAGAAATACAGACGCAACCCTGTGTTTGTTGTATCTGCATAGCTTTGGCTCTGCTCTAAATTTAGTAACGGTGTAGGAATTCCGCCCAGCCCTATGTATTTTTCCAACATTTGAGTATAACTTTTGATCTGTTCATGAGTGCTGTCCATTGTCAGATGCTCTACTTTCGCATCTTTAGGCAAACCACCCCATAATCTACCTGGTGCCCTTTTGATTTGTGCTGCTGCAAGCCCGAAAAGTAATGTGATAGGATTTCCGGTGTAGTCTACATTGTCTTTGTAACTTACCAATGCATTATTTAGCTCTTTATTCAATGTTTTAATATCATGGAGGTCAGAACGCCCATAAACTGTGTCTTGCAGAACTAAATTTGTAATATGAATGAAAGGAAGTTCACCGTAGGGATTAGGTGCTTCCATGTGGGCACTGTTTGTATTGATTGCTGATCGATCTACCGAAGGAAATGTCAGAATTGACGAAGTTGTAGAGTTTGCGGGATATGTTCGCACTGTATCTTTATCCCAGATTTCCGTAATTGTTCGGATTTCTCCGGCTTCATCCAGTTCTTCCCACTGAATCATTACTTTAGTCAGTTTTTTTATTTGCCCGACATTATTATATTCAACAAAGGTTCTAGCAGAATCCAGAACTTTCCAGCAAACTCCACCTTTATTTTGATTTACTGATGGATCCCAATATACATGGATAAAACAGTCGCCTGTAACGGCGCCCATTTGTAATATTTTGTAATAAATCGAGTCTCCTCCGGAATTATCAATCACTTCTTGGATAAGTTCATCCATGATAGTATGGATGTCCGGTCGAAATGTTATAGCCGGCGCTTTACCGGTAAGCCAGATTATAGATTTTTCTACTTGTGCATAGCTTAGATTGGCGTAAGGCAGTGCCCCGTCTTCCCGTTCTATAGGAAAGTGATGTCCGTTATACCATTCTCGGAAATCAGCTATCTGCCTAATTCGGACTTGTTCTTGTTTCTGTAGTAGTGAAACGACATTTTGGGTATTCTGTCCGAATGCGGAAAGTTTCAGGGAGGATAAAGCGGCGGTTACTGTAGCGAATACACTCATCGGTGCTCTGATACTATTCATCTTTACAATGTGTCAATCTAAATTTTTATGGTTATTTATATGAAGTTCACAAATGAAGACGAAGATATAATAAAAACGGCGGTAAACTTAATTGTGAGTGATACTAGAGTGAATCCATTACAGGATTGCTTGGAATATCCAAATAATCTAATGCATGTCATCAGGAATATTAAAACATCACACGGACTACAAATAGAAGATAAAACACTTCGAGCTTTAATAGAACCTACAGTCAGATTAGCGTGGCTTGAGTTTCAAGGTTGTCGTTGGATGTTTGTTGATGAGAATAAACGGTGGTTTACTTTTTTGAAACAAAGGTTGGCTATATGATTATAGTAGGAATGGATCCCAGCATTTCAAATTGGGGAATGGTTAAAGTAAAAATATTAGAAAATAAAGAAATAAAAATACTTAATGCTAATGTAACCCATACAACTAATTTGAAGAGAAAGTTTCCGAAAAATAAGACAAAGATATCTGATAAACTCAGGGCTGAAGTTAAAGCTGCGAATGAGATATATAAAAATGTAGAAATGCTTAATCGAGGAAGACATTTGATTCGGGAAGCTTTATTTTTTATCGAGCAATCTGACTTTATTTTTATCGAGCTTCCAGTTGCGGGACAATCAGCAGTGTCTTGTGTAAATTATGGGGTTTGTATCGGCTTATTTGCCGCTATAGCTGAAACCGGAATTCCTTTCGAGGTTATTAGGAATAATGAGATAAAAAAAATGGCGGGCTACGAGGAAAAGAAAATCCGAACTGTCGAAAAAGAAGAAGTTATTGATTTTGTCACTAAAAAAGGATACACTAATCTTTTTACCGGATTTAAAAATGCAGAACACGAACATCTAGCAGATGCGCTGATGGCAGTTCTAGTAGGAGTCGAAAAGTATGGTGATGAAATTATTACTAATTTTTATGATAGCCGTAAATAATTGTTTAAGTGATAAAGAACAGATGACTACACATGACTGCAGAAATAAATGTTATCCGAATTCTGCTATATACCATGATGATAAGGAAAAGAAAATAAATATGTGCTATTGTATAAAGCCAGAGGAAACCGAATGATTACTGCCTGGGAATTTTTGATGTCACTAGCATTACTGATTTCAGGAGCTGTGGGTATTCTAGCTTACCTGAAATCAAGTCGGGCAGAACTACGAAGTCTTACCGCACAGGATCGTTGCAAACATCTTGAGCAAGGCTACAGTGAGATTACACATGATTTGATCGGAGAACTGAAAAAGAGATAACTAGAACCCCCACTTCTGTAATCGCTGATCTCTCATACTAATCTGTAGGTGTTCCCCATTCCTAACTTGTGCGCGGCGATCTTCCAACGCTTTATGGACTACTTGAAAGCTAGGTCTATAATTATTCATAGGTGTGCTTTCAACATTCATTCCATTAGATATTACCTGGTGAGTTCCATAAATACCGAGAAGCCATGACCAAAAATAATCATCATTTGTCTGTTCGGTCTGACTTGTAAAATATGTACAGTTCTGGTTTGATATCTTCTTCATAGTTGTGGATTGTCTAAGCAATGCTTTCTGGTGTTCACTCTTCTTAGCTTCTTCGTCACTGGGAACAATCAATCTATTACTATAAAAGTATTCTTCAAATAGTTGGGATAAGACTTGTTTACTTTTAGGACTAAACACGTAGGGATACCATTCACACATGAATTGCCATTCTCTTTGCATTTCTTCGTAAACGGCAGAACCTACTCCAGTGGTATCTACAACTATCGCAATTATATTTGGGTATGCCAGGAGAAAGTCTTTGATTATTGGTCGTTGTTGTGTATACTTCATGTTACCCGTTGATAACCAATTCAGGAGTTGCACGGCTTGCGCGTATTCGAACACGCCGTCTTCATATTCCATGTAGACTCTTGTTATTTTACTGACTGTGGTTATCGTCAAGTCTTTGGACTTTGCCACATCTATCGAAACGACAACGGCATCATCACTGTATTTAACTATTGCTGTTTTTGGGGCATACGTGTATTTGATAAGTGATTCATAAGTGATTGGTTGTGTAACACTGAATTGCCACTCCAGACCATAACTCATTTTAAAATACTTACTGTCTTTCCCGAATTTACGTATAGCTGTTTCGACGTGCTTTGCGTAACGGGCATTATACTTTATGACATCCATGTAGTCGAATGCTATATGGGTTTTTAAGTGTTCTTCTTTGTAGAGATCATCTTCTCTATTCCTTTCTATCTGATAATAGAATGGACATTTGTTTTCGACAACTGTTCCAATCATTACAGTTGTTCCATTGGTCCACGCAACCATAGGCATTAGTTTTTGGTCTATGACTTCTTCTACGAGATCCTGACTTTCTTCTAACACCAAAAGATGCCATGTCTTACTTTCGGTGTGTGCTTTAGGACTAGCTGTTTGCCGATGCACATAACTACCGTTAGTCCATTTACAGCCATGTAGTTCTAGTTTTGTGTCGATGCCCGGATCTTTATAAATTTCTTGGGCATGTGTGGATTTGGCAGTAGCCCTGACTTTTGCGTATAGTGTTTCAGCTTGCTCAGCAACCGGTGCGTATATACCGACCCAGAATCCAGTTTTGTATACACCTAGCTGTTCAGGAAATAATGTAGCCAGACTCGGCATGACAACACATAGCGTAGTTATTGTGCAGGCGATAGTCTGGGACTTCCCGCCTTGCCTAGAAATTAATCCCGTAATTGTGGCACCATCATTTAAGAGGATACTCCAGAACACCCTTTTTTGTAAGGCTTGCTGATACGGGAATAAATCTATGCCTGTAATGACTGACGATAATTTTAATAGAGTCTCTACGAGAAATGCGACATCGTAATCACCCCATTGCACATTCTTAATAAATGTATCTACTGATTCGACGGATTCTACTTTGACATCCACATCTACCTTTTTATCCGTGTGGTCATCTACAGTAGAACTCTTTTGAGTTTGCGCCGGTTCTACTGCTTTAGCTTTTTTGGGTCTATCTATCTTGACCCTAGGAGTAGAAGTTTTTTGAATGTTTACTTGTTCTATATTTATATTTTCTGGCATCGGTTCGAGTGTAGCTCATAATTTATATTGTCAAATACTATATACTATAAAACTATGGTCTGATGAGAAATTTCAGAATGTATTTAATTTTAGTAATGAATAGTGTTTTAGCCACGACAATGGTATGGCTCGGAAGTCCTGCGAGTCCTTACGCAAAATTAAAGTTCATGCTGCCAGCAAGCATAACGCTTTTACCCCTGACTTTATTTGGTATATTTTTATACGGATTTTCCTATTGGATTTTCCTTACTAGAAATCGGAGACCATTATCGCAGAGAGAACTTACATGGGAGACAGCTCCTATTGCAGAGGATACTACTTACGCAGGTTGGAAGCCTTGGCAAATAAGATTACATACTAAACTTTCGGAATCATCTCCAGATTTTACGAAAGCTCATCCATATGATAAAGAAGCTGCTGATGAAATGTTGGAACGTCATAGCAAAGAAATGGAAGCCGTTAGACTAAAACTATTTGGACCACCTGTAGGCGTATGGGTAAAAGAAAGTATTGCTGATAAAGTAAAGAGATTGAATGCTTCGGGTATTCCTTGCGAGATCGTATGATCAGAAAGAAAACACTTAAAAAGCCGGTAAAAGAAGTCCGTGTAAAAGCGGTAAAGAATAACAAGCCATTAATCGATGCGATGTTTGAACTCGGTCATCGTTGGTGTGTTATTTGTGGTAGTCCTAGTGTTTCATTCAGTCATCTATTCAAAGATAACCAGATGAAAGGCATGAAGCGCTGGGATTACAATAATCGTGAGAATGGAGTTCTGATGTGTGTGCCTTGTCATCAGAAATTTGATGGCTGCTCTACTATGATGGATTTAGCTGATCCCACTACTAGAACCGGATTCATATTAACAAATATGAAAGACCATGCGTATGCAAAACGAATTGTAAGAAGAATGTTCTGGTTAGCAGAAAAGAAAGAATGGGCACAAGAAAAAATTCATAGGGATATTAGTAATGACACAAACTGAAAAAACAGAAGCACTGCGAGAACTCCGGCATTGGTTCGCGTTGCCTACACTAACTGCTGAACAGAAAGGTGCTATTAACAAAGAATTGTCTAAAATTCTAGATAATGATGTGCATACTGCTGTAGACTCCGTAGAAAAAGTTTTAGCACTAGGTGGGGAGTTACATCACAAAGAGTATGTCATACTTAAAGACGATACTACTTGGTATAGTCTGGTGAATGCTGTGACCAGCGAAACAGAGAGATCATTAGACTACAAATTACTTATAGAAAAAATACTAAAGGAGACAGTATAATGTTAACATTCAAAGAGATTAAGATTCTCGTAAAACATAAACTACAATACAAAAATATCAGACGGGCTAATGAAACCAATATGATCGCGTCTGCTCTGAAATGGCAGCAGCAGTTAGGAAGAGCACCATACCAGCATCAATTTGGCCCACATCCAGGTATTAAGTTAGTGGTACAACAGTCGCAACAAAACATAGAAGAATTCTATCATAGTGGTAAGAAGTTTACAACAATTGGATTCGGAGACAGCATATTGAAGTTAACCCAATACAGTTTAACTTCTGTTGATCCTCTTCTGAATTTCGGTCTCAGTGGGTCAGGTAGTCCGGACTTCGCAGCTATTGCGGAGGCATTGCTACCTACACTAGAGAATTTCGGCTATAGTCAACCAGATGCGGTTATTGTGGGGACATTCGGTGGAAACCCACTACTTAGTTATCAGGATTTCGAGTATGTCAGGGCTGAAGCTAAATTCGCTTTTCAGAAGATCCGTAGCTTATTTCCGTACGCAAAAATTATAGTCTATGGTATTCCGCCGGTATTTGATGACTACGCTACACATTACGCTAATGAGTTTAATAAATTTCTATTAACTCTTGTTGTCGCTGATGGCAATGCTTGTTATGTCGATCTTTATTTTAGATTCGCGGGGCCACTATCTATCTGGCCACAGATGAAAATGCTGCCCGATACCGACACTTCATCAGACGGTATTCACCTGACAGGAAAAGCAATTATTGAATTTGATAGATGTCTACGTAGGGCTGTTGCTCCAGGAGTAATGCTGGTATGAGTATATACACTGTTTTACTGGCGGCGCTAGGAAGTTTTGTATTGGCTTGGTTTGTTTACTTCCTAGCAATAGCTACTCATGAATAGCTTATTACGGGCTGGTGCAGATTTCCTACTGTACGAAAAGAAGTGCGATATAATATCTATGGAGCGCGGTCTATATGATCATTTGGGCCGCCCCGATATACTAGGTATTATGCGGAACAGACAAACCATAGGAAATTCTAGCCGCATTTCGGCTGCCGCATTCTGATGTATGCTGTCTATTTCTTGTAGTGTCATATCACCATTTTGGTGACTGTGTTGGAATCGGCTACAATTATTTGTGGGTTGGGCTGTCCGGGAATCCGCTACGCTTTTGCTTCAGCGCGGAGGTCGGGTGAAAGTGACACTGGATATGCGCCCTTCGCCGCCGCTTCAAAAGGGGTGTGGGGGGCTACTACACACCTGTTTACTACTCATTTGATCTACTACACATATGATTGCTAATTTACTGGCTAGTAGTGGAATTTTCAATTTACTGGCTACTATACATGTGTATACTACAGATACACACAGTTTATACTAAGGTCGAATACTCATGATTTTTTTCTGTATAAAATATAAATAAATGCTTTACATATACACGGTATCAATATCTAGTATAAGAATGAAACCAAATACATACAGCAATCAGTCAAGACAACGCCGCATACTATGTATTGTGTTTGTGGCTTCTAGAATCCTTGACCTAGGTACTCAGGTACCTAAGTCAATACCTAAGTCTTTAGTCAATAGCCAAGACTTAGCCCTGAGTCTACTAGCTAGGTTGACGACTAAAGCTTATTGTAAGTGGTTTCAAAAATTTAAGGAAACGGTAAAAACTCAATGAGAGTAACATTAAACAGTAAATCGCAAATTGGAATACAAGAAAATGGTAGAGATAGACTTCTTTCTGCTTACATTGACTTAGTAAATGTCGATTGTATTAGAGTAGGTAAGGAAGACTTGAAAATCATTAATAGAATGGAAGTTGGCGAAAACAAAACAAGCCGCTTGCACTTGGTTTTAAGAGACTATCAAAATCAGTCTTTTACGGCTACTATTACCCCCGTTAGTGATGGTAAAAGAATGTTTTTGGTATTTGGAAACAAGCTAGTTTCTAACCCTAGCTTGGCATTAATGGTATTAGAACCCGAAATTCACTTGTTAAAAGACAGCGACAAGGAAAGGCTTAGAAATGGCTTAGAGCGTAAACTATCGGCAAGCGAACAGGAAGAGAAAGAATTGAATGAGTTGTATGCCGAATGGTTAGATAACCAAGTCAAAGTGCAAAGAAGGGCGTTGAGTAAAATTGAGACTAAACAAGAATGGTATGATACAGTTTACCAAACTATTCTAAACGAAACGGAAGTAGAAGAATTACCAGTTAAGGAGTTAGTCAATGCTTAAAAGTCAACCAATAGAATTAACACCCGCACAAAAACTTGTAAGAAGTCAGCAAGCTTTTATTGCTAGCCAAGAAAGACTTCAAAACAGTCTTTCTAACGTGCCTAGTATAAATGATAGGGTTCAGAAATTAAAACCTATTCATTGTATGCGCCAATTCAAAAGAAGTTTAAAGCTTAGACAAATAGCTTAACCCACTTCTGACAATCTTTACATACTAGCCTAGCCCTAAAAAGCTAGGTTTTTTTATGCCTATTGAATCCAATAGTTCCACGTTTTACTAATTTTTTATCTTAATTGTCAC